GAGTATCAAGTCTACGTTACCACTCTTACCTGTAAGGGTAAGTGTGGGCGCAGAAGAAACTCTTAACCACATCAAATATTGAAAGCTTCTGAAGTCTTGGAAATTCAGGATTCCAGATAAGTCATAGTGACCTGTATCTGTTGAAATGAAATCTCTCTCGTGTAATATTCCTAGTAAGTCTAATAGGTAATACCTATTATTCTTATTAAGAACGTTATAACGGATTGAACTCATTTCCTTCCCCCGTAGAGCAAGCCTTTTGGCAAACTCTATTTGGGAATTGACTGAATCACCAATGATTGATTTGTTTAGGTTTATTTCTACTCCTAAACTTGAAAGCAACCATTGGTACCGGTGCGCCACTTCTGCATTAAAGATCACCAAGTCATCACCTAATAGGCGGTACTGTTTGAATAGGTGTAAAGGTTTCCCTTTCCGCATATTCTCTCAGTTTGCCGCTAATTGGATGATATCATGGTGTCACAGAGCGAAGCTTGGAAAAGAAGATAGTAAACCTAACGGTTGACCTACCTTCCATCTGACACTTCGTTTTGTGGCTTTAATGTAAAAGTCCCGTTCCGTCATTACCGAGTATCAGCTATCACTGAGCTCTTTCCCTCCTAACAGTTCCAGTCTATACTTCTGCATTACTGCAGGAATACGGTCTGAAGCTGATGAGAGGTCAAAGCAGAAGGTTGGGTGTCCCAAGGATTCCTCGATAAGGGTTTTAAAGCCTTTATCTTGGTCCTTGGTGGCATCCATCCCTATGCCTTTAAGAGTCGTATAGAGAGTGGTTTGCACCCTCTCTAAAGATAGTTGAGATCAGTAATCCCCAATAGCAAAGATTCTCGTTTTACCTGCAGGCTCGGATGAAAATCCAAGCTTACCGGTAAGATAAGTATCTGTGGTGTCAAAACTTTCCGCCACCTCCTTCATCCATTCCGTAATTCAATCTTGCCCTAGGGCTTGATTCAATTTCGCTATGGATTCAGATAGGTGAGGATCGCTTAACACAGCCTTGGCATCAAGATGGCTACAAGCAACCGTAGGTCCGTTAGGACCTGTCGATAAGCTTGTGGTCACCTTGCTCCAAGGGTCTATTGGCCTCGTAACTTCACCGATGTATCAAGGGTACTTATCAGCAAATCTTTTCAAGAATTGATTAAAGATCTGCGTTATCTCACCTACCTGTTTCTCCACTTCTGGAGTCATAGGATCAGTTATAGATGACGTAGCACTATAATCAACTTTTAATTGGATTTGCTCGTAAGACCTTGCGATACAAAGGGCTAGTCGTTGGGCATCCCGATTCCTCTTGATTAACGACCTTAACGGTCACAAGGGTTTCGGTATACCCGACGAATCGACTTTACGAAACGGAATAGGGTTAGTAGGGACCTCTAGTAGTTTGTTACGTAGAAACATGTAACAATCCTTATAGAGGCTAAGTGTGAAAAGTTTGCCATGATTCCTTACGGAATCATGTAATCCGTTCTCATATTTAGTCCAAATTTTGAAAACATAATCATCTGTTACGCCTGGTATGGATAGAGAAGCTACAAAAGCTAATCTGTTTATACTATGTCGTTTCATATGGTTGTATGTTTTACCAATAATTTGAATCTGCTCTCCCTTCAGGGAATCTGAAGGTGCCACCAATTGGTTTAAATAGACTAAGTTGAACAGATACCAGGAC